CATTTACGCGAACATGCTGCGGAAACCATTCGATAATCTTACCTGTTCTGGCGGTGTTGATTTCAAATACGCCAGGCTTTGAAGGCACAGTAGTCGTATCGATTGGGACGATTGCTACATAACCTTCGTCCAGCAAAGAGCAAAAAATATCCTGGCGGAATGCTCTGCCTGTCTGATCGATGTTGGCCTCAAAATTGAGAATATCGTTCAAACAGGACTCCATGTCCTCCAGGTATCTGCCGTCCTTATCGAGTCTGACGTGCTTAATCTCGATTGATGCTGCATCCAGACTCATTCGATTGTAAATTGCAGTCGCGATGGTTCGTTCATTACCGGAACTGGATCTAAAGCGATCCGGACGATATGAATAACTCGAACCGTAGTTCTGATAGCCGAGAGTAGGATCTCTGCTAAAGAAAGCATTCCAGGCATGTTTCAGCCGGGAACCAAAAGATAACTCCATTTTGAAGTAACCTCCATAAAAAACAAAAAAATCCCCGACAACCAATTAAGGTCATCGGGGGAAGTCGGATGCTATTTCACTTACTTCTTTCTAGGAGTGGGCAGGCGTTTCATCTTAGAAACATCCAGATTGCTCTGAATCGGATTAGTTCCATACACTTCGCCAGCAGCAGTAACAACGTACTGAGCGGGCATAGCCATTCCTTCATTCATAGGAGTAGCTTTAGTATTAAAGATATACTGCCCATCCTGCTCCCAGTACCCAGTAGGAATCCTATTAGGCACTTTCTTCAGAAGAAGTTCCAATGCATTATACAAAGACATACTCATTCTCCTTTACTTTTTCTGCTCAGTTCGCTCGACAACAGCCAGCGCATAATCAGTAGGCTCGCAATTATCAAGACGATTATAGCAGATATTAGACAAATTTACATTACCTAAAAGCATCTTTTTGTCGCTAAAGCTAGTGTATTCTTTGCCACTCTGACCATCATAGATATTGGTTGTACCATTCTCATTCTTCCAGAAGATAGAATGAGCACCTCCAAGTTTCCAATTGACAGTCATATTACCGTAAGCTCCATCGCCTTGATCGGACAACTCCTTTAAGACAGAAGACGCATTCTGCTTGGGCTTCATCTTCACTTCCGGAGAATTGAAAGTTGCCTTAAACAAATCGTCACTATACCATCCATCGTCAAGCTTAGCGGCTTTAACGTCATAGCCCTTCTCCCTAAGAGCCATGGCGGTTGTGCAGAACGTACAGTTCATTGTAGTGCCCATAGACGGATACTCAGGATTCGTTGCCTTAGCATTTTCAGCAGGAGACATCTTGTTTTTCAGTTTAGGACACTCATCAAAACTTTTAATTTCTTTGTTTTGATTACGTTCTTCCAATTCTTCAGCCTTCTTAGCGCGACGTTTCTTTGCACTGATCTTCGCATAGCCATACATCGCAGCATAAACAGCAGCATATACTGCCAGTTCGACCAGTAATTCTTCGCCTAAACCAGCGATAGCATCCGATGCGCGCTTATTGCCGTTAGAACTGATAAGAGATTTCGCACTAGAGGGTTTCTTTGTTCCAGTCTTATTTGAGGACGCATTACGCTTCTTTCCTGCAGCAGTAAGTGTACCGTCCTTATTCTGGTATCTGCGAACGCCCCATTTCATACCTTTGACGCCATAATGGTAGAGTTCGTCAGGATACTGAAATTCCCACATTTACTATCCTCCTCTCCCGCCCTTTTAGGGGGGGGGGTAAATTTAGTCCATTTTGAATTATTACCTCACTCAAACATATCCTTGTTGTGCTTAAAAGCAATGTAGGCATCCATCATAGCTGCAACAGCGTCGATCTTCTGCTCATAACGCTTCTTAAAGAGCTTACGGTTACCATTTGTATCTTCAAGAGTAATACAGTTGCCCATAGCAAAAGTCATTAGATCCTCGTCAAAGAGAAGTTTTCTGTCCTCGGACAGTTTCTTCAATTCGCCAAGAGGTACAGACTCTGTCTTAGCACCCTGAATTACTTTCTCAATACCATGAAAACCATTCTCTCGGCCCCAACGTTCTACAAACTCTTGAGCATTATACGGGTCGTAGCCAAAGCACCGAACATCGTAGCCATTCTCACAAATGTGATTGTCTAGATCCTCATACACGACCATAGGATCAAGCACGGTACCATCAAGAACGATCAAGCTGCCTTCCTGCATAAAAGTTTCATACTTGAGTCGCATTGCAACGGGCAAACGATTCAAGGTACGCTCAGTAATGTAGTTTCTGGTCTTTACACCAAATCTATCGTTGCTAAGGGGGAACAGGAACGTAAATGCACAGAAATCATCGCCCTGAGACAAGTCAGCACCGAGAGCACACGGCAATTGCCAAAAGTTACGTTTACGATGAGGTAGGGTTTCTTCATAAGTAAAGTAGTAGGTATAACCCTCCATGGGAATACCGAACCGCTTTGCCAAAATATCATTTCGGGCAGACGGAGCCTTCTCAGCTCTATCGACTTCGAGATGATAAGTTTCATAAGTAACGGTCTTACCAAGGTTCGGATTCGCCTTAAGCCACATCTCAGGCTGAGACACTTCGTCAAGAGAATCGAGCTTGTAATACCAAATGGAAACGTGGGGGTTAATGTACTCGCCCTTAAGGATGTCCATTAACTCCATTTTGATTGTATCGCCACTGCCATTACGAACAGTACCCTCAGAACTCATAGCAACGATCAGGTAATCGTCCAATTTGGATGCACCCTGTTCGATTGCGCCGATAGGGTCTTCCCGAATGTCACCGGAAAGCCATTCGTCAACGGTAGCAACTTTGCAACGCAGGCCCTGAAGCTTGTCTATTCGCATAGGACGGACTTCAAGGTAAGAGCCAGTGAAGAAATTCTCGATGCCCTTCTTAGTCGAGCATAACTGCTGTCGTTTTGCTCTGGAACCAGTAGTATTCTGAATAGAACCTTCGGTAAGGAATCGGAACAACGGGCCTCTGGCTCGTGTAATAGCTGTACGAATCGGAGACAGAATCTCTTCTGCCTGTTTCATCGTTGGAGCTGTTGTAATCTGGTGAGTGGTAGACGGGTCAATGTTCAGGAAGAAAGCCTGAATGCATGAGCCGTACATAGATTTGGCGGCACCTCTAGAAACAATTAGATACTGCTTATTGATTAAGCGTTTCTTAATTGTTTTATTGACATACTTACCGCCAGGTCCATCTTTGTTTGGAACGTAAATACTACGCTCGACAAAGTAATACCAACCAAAGATCTGCTCAGCCCAAAGTTTGAACGAATCAAGGAGATTTAGGTCAGATCCATCGGTAAGGGTTAATTCTTCTTCACAGAAAGATATAAAACCCTCGACGGCAAGATCGTCATACCATACACCTGGGTTTTCAATCAAGTCGTCAATCCGGTTCATCTCCATAGAGATTTCACGATTAACCGGGATCTCGCCTCTTATTACGGCATCTCGAAACTGGCCGTAATACTTGGGGACGGCAGTGTTCGATAACGCCATTTTGAATTGTTACTCCTTTTATTTGATTATTTCGCTTACTTTAAGCTTCTCCATCGTTTTCACATATGCTTTAGCATCTCGCATAACTTCTTTAGTTATGTATGTCGTTGAAGTAACGGAGAGTTTATGCGGATTAATAACAATAGTCGCGGTAGCTGAAGTTCCGCTCAATACATCATGTATATCAGGAATTGCATCATATCCGCATTTTCTAAAATGCTCGTATATGATTTTCGATTCGTTTGCAAAATTAGGATCACCAAGTAATGAATTAACACTGTACGCCAATTTAATAGAACTTTTTGATTTCGGATTATTCACAGCGGTATCAAGTTCAATTGCCGTAACAGATTTTTCATAGTCCCCAGTATATACCAACGAATAAATGGAATCGTTAAAGGATCTTAACAAATCTGGATTATTCAACAATATTTTTGCAGTTTCCTTGACCACGACATCGTCCGACGGGATCTTCAACGGTTCTTTTACTGAAATATGTTGAACGTTATAACTTGCGACACCAAATATTTTACTAAGAGGTGTCGGGCCGAGATTTTTCACATAACGTGCAGCATCGGCTTCTCCGTAACTGACATATAATGCACCAGATTTATTTACATCTAACGATGCACCGCCAACACGATTGAAAACAAATCCCTTAGGAACTGTTTTGAAACCATCAGAATTTACTTTTATGGTTTTGTTTGATACTTCTGCATTACGCTTCTTTCCTGCAGCAGTAAGTGTACCGTCCTTATTCTGGTATCTGCGAACGCCCCATTTCATACCTTTGACGCCATAATGGTAGAGTTCGTCAGGATACTGAAATTCCCACATTTACTATCCTCCTCTCCCGCCCTTTTAGGGGGGGGGGTAAATATTGATTTTTACTACCTATTGTGATAGAATATTTAGCGAAAGGGGCTTGATTATAATGGCGGATGCAACAAAATTTACAGAAAAAATAAAGCAACTAAAAAACGGTATCTCTAATGAAATCTCAGTAGAAAATGTCCTTGCTCTAGCCATCAAAACTCCAGGCGTAAAAATTAACCGTACTGAATATCTAACTAAAGAATTAAAATTGTATTATTCTCAAGAAACCGTTGATACAGCATTAAAACACAACCCCGCATATGCCGGCATTCCTCGGTCAGCCATAGACAATATTGCAAAACGAGCTATTGACTATGAAACCAGTAAAGTAACTGCTATATCATTCGCAGCCGGTATACCTGGTGGCGTAGCAATGGCTGCTACCGTACCTGCAGACTTAGCACAATACTTTGCTTTTATACTCCGTATAATGCAAAAATTAGCCTATTTATATGGATTTGAGGAATTTGATTTGAACGACGAATCCATTAATGATGAAACCATGTGTAACATAATGGTCTTCCTCGGCATTATGTTCGGAGTACAAGAAGCAAATGCTGCAATTAAAGTGCTTGCTGGTGCAGCGGCACAAAAGGTGGCAAAAAAGCTTGGTCAAAAAGCACTGATGAAAACAGCTTGGTTTCCAATTGTCAAGAAAATATCCGCTTTATTAGGCGTTCGTATGACCAAAGACATTTTTGCAAAAAGCGTATCAAAAGTCGTACCAGTAATCGGTGGTGTGGCAACCGGAGCATTGACTTTTGTTACATTTAAGCCTAACGCGATCAAACTCAAAAAGAAGTTTGCAGAGCTACCTATTTCAGACCCCGAATTCTATCGCAAGGAAGAAAATATTATTGATGTTTAATTCTTCTTTTTCTTATCGGGTTTCTTAGATTTCTTGAGCATATTGTACGCGGTAGTAGCTACGGTACCATATGTCAGAATTGCCTGAACATAATCGGCACCATTGCGAATCTGCTTACGAGACAACTCGTGCAACTCCTGTTCAGTACGAATCTTTTTCATCGCGTCCTCTACAGTTTTTGCATCGTAATAATCCTTATACTTATTGAGTTTTGATGCAGATTTAAGAATAGCGTCCTTATGGGTTTTAGCATAGGCAGTATCTTTAGCCGCTTTCTTCACTGCGGCATTCTGCTTAGTAGTTTTGATAGAACTTACCGCCTGATTCGCATACTTGCTCACGAAATCGTCGATAGCATCTTTGTTCTTCGCGTAAATTGTAGCTGCGGCTGCAACCGTCACAACGGCGGCTGTTGCTGTGGCTACTTTTTTTGCAGTAGCTCTGCGCTTCTCCTTATCGGCATCAGAGGTCTTGGAGTTGGATGCACCGCTTTTGCCTCTGGCTCTTGCCAGCTGAGCATCAGTTCTACGAACACCCCACTTCATACCCTTAACGCCGTAATGGACAAGATAGGGAGTATACTCCATTTTGAATTTCCTCCTATTCCGGGATGTCTTCAGCGTCACAGTTAAGAGTCCATTCGATCTCTGCAATTGCTTCATCGAACGCCTGTTTAACCGAAGCGCTTAAGGTGGGATCGAAAACTTTCTTGACTTTGAGATAGACAAGAGTTTTCGCCGGCTCAAGTCTTGGATCGTTACCCATAAACTCTTCCCAGGTTTGACCACCGCTATCGTCGATCCTAAAACCGCCAGGGGGACCAACGCCAAGCTGGACAAGTCTTGCCAGAGCCGTATTGATGTGAATGACAATGTCGGGATCAAAAAACTTATAAGAACCGCTAGGGCCTAAAAGCTTTTTGATAGACTCAAGAATGCTATCCATACTTCCTCCTTCTGTTTAATGTCGCCATGGACAAGTATCGTTCCGACTGCGTACAATTGGAGCAAGTACCAGCAAGCTCTCGTCTCCGTAATGAATGGCCTTATGAGTATTATCTGAACAACAGATTAGATACTCAGGATTAAGCAGAAATTCACTACGATAAATGATGTCTTCTTTTGTGATAGGATTCATGTGATGGACCATGATCGGACCACAAATCTCCCGATCGGCCATGCCAAGATCGCAGCCTAAATCTCGGATGATTATGTCTCTGCGAAGCGCAATCCATTCGGGGTCTTTATAGAACCGCTGATTAAGCCAACGGTCGAAACCAAAAGTAGCGTTGCCGACTGATCCATTAAGACGCAAATATCGGTAACGCTCTTCGAAAGTGTCAAGTTGACACAGCTCAGAATAAGTCAGAATAGTCGATCTCATCAGATTGCCCACTATACTTTCTCAATGCCGCAACAACTTCCTCATACTTCTGCTCTCGTTCCTTATCAGACTTGATAGCATCTGTCTTAGCAGTAAGTAATTCGTTTTCCCGTTCAAGTTTGATACGCTCAAGACGAGCTGTCTCGGTTCCCAACTTTAGGAAATGCGTAATAACCTGCGCGGAGGCTGTTCCATCACGAAGCTGCTTCTCGGCTGCATCCATAGCTAAAGCCACAAGCTGCTTCTCTCTACCTTCAGGAGTTCTGGCTGGAGGATGTGGCGTGGAATCGATTCCCGTTTTAGCTTTCTTCACCCTTTCAGCCTCCTCTCGTAGAATTATGTAGAACTATGCTTTAGGTTATGAAGACTTTCGTAACGGTTTTAGAACACTTTTGCACTAAAAAGAGACCACAAATATACA